CTGTGCGCCGTCCTTAAAATATTGCCAAGCAACGGCCTTGGCCTGCGACCTGTACGGGGCGACGTATGCGAACAGCCCGTAAGGCCCTTGGTACATCGCAGCAGCGCGAATCATGTCATTGACAGCGGCGACGGTCTTACCTGCGCGTCTGTGCGCTACGAGGCAAGCCCAGCGTTTCGTGCGCTCATGAAACGGCATGAACGCCTTGCGTGGGCGGTAGGGCAGGATTATTCGGGTGCCATCCATCCGATCTGTACCTTGACCGGGCCGTTGTCCTTGCCTGTGATCTCTTGGCGGGCGAGTTTGGGAACGTGGTATTCCAGCAGAGTGCTGAAAGCGTCGAACGCAGCCTGCGCTCCCTTCTCCGCTGCGATCTCGTCTAGCCACCCTTGGAGGCGGTCTGCGTTGTTGTCCACAAAAGCGGCTATCGCCTCCCGTGCGGCGGCGGTTGACTTGTTCGGGCTTCCTTTGGGTCTTCCTGCTGGCATACCGGGGTTAATATATCTTGATTGTTTATCTAACGAAACTATCTTTGCCGCTGTTGCCTTGGGTTAACTTATTTGCGCTCTTTCTTTGCTTCACCGTATGCAGTTAACCCTGCTGCAATTTTGGTGGGCGGCAACCGTAGCGGTGTTTCTGGGTAGAATTCGTCAGCCAATCCTTCTTCGATTACCCAGTCAGGCAATAACCCCGTTTTCTGTGGAGCGTATTGCGTATCAGCGCCGCTGGCGGTTCTGTTCTGTTTGCCATACGGGCCGTAGTTAACCCAACTGTTCTGACCGCGTGTTTCCGAGGTCATCGCCTTACGGGCCAACGGGCTGTACATAGCCGAATGCGCCCTCCAAGCGTTTTCCTCTCCGTCTGCGCGGAACCCATGCCCGTATTTGATATGCCCGAAGTAGTCGTGGACGATGCGGAATATATCGTTTGCGGTAACCGGCACGCCGTCGATAACCTCGCCTGTCTTGCGAAGCAGCGGGTTGCCGCTAATATCTACATGGGCGCTTTCGCTGCCTCCAAATCCGCTTTCCGTAGGGAACACCCACAGGTGATTGTTGTCGCGCACATCCATAATTGCGGCGCGAGGGCTTTTCGCATACGGGTCTTGCATATCGGGGCGAATAAACTCGACCTTTAGACCAGATTTTTTAATCTCGTTCCATTGGTCAAGCGTCTCGTCAATCATCGCATCGTATGCTGCTTTAACCTTTGGATCGTTCGGGGCGTGTGGCATCGCATCGTAAGCGGCGGCAATTTTAGTTGCTCGTTCGGGAATTACCTTTCTAAAAGTTTTTGGGGGAGCGTAAGAAGTTCCCCGGCGTGATGCGTAATTTTCCGCAGCCTTTACGGCTTTTTTGGTAGGCCCGGAAACATAGGTGCGACCGGCAACGGAGAGGGGTTCTGTTGGGGTGCCGATGAGGGCAGGCGTGCCACCTGCTGCACGCGAAGCCGCTCTCTGTGCTTCTGCCACGCTGCGATTTCCTCCGGGTCGTCCAAGTGACTCAAATCCGGGGATTGACTTTGCATATTCAGCGCCTCTTTCAATGGTGGTTCCGATGCGTGTTGCTGGGCCAACTGGGTTAACAAAACTGGCTGCAACATCGCCAATCGCTTCCATCGCATTGTCTGTACGCGGGTAAGCAAGTCCTGCTCGGGCGGCTTGGTCAATCATCCAATCTGAACCGCCGACGGGTGTATCTGTTGGATAGCCAGCAGCCGCCATGCCGAGCGCAGAAAGGTCTACCGGGGTGCCAAGCATCCGAAATGGTAAACGGGTAGTGCCACGCCCAAACGCTGCCGCTGCTTGACCTGTTTGAGCGATAGAAGGCACGGCATCGCCAGCCATTCCGAATCGCTCTTGGTATTCGTCAGGGCGTGCGGTTCCCGGCGTGTTTATAAATTGCGTTGCACGGTCACGCATCCGCTGGAGATAGTCGAGCGCGGCGGCAACCCGTGATGGCGCAGGGCGAGGCACTATTTAAATCGCTCCAACTTGTAGAGCAACGCGGCAATCTCGCCCACGATCTCGTCAATGATGTTCTGCAGGTCGGTGTCTTTAGGCAGTTCTTTGCGGGTGCCTTTCACAAAGGTCAGCAGGCTATCGGCGTACTTGGCCGCGTCCTTTTGTACCTTGAACCCCTCGGGGTAGTCGGCGAGAGGGATAATGCCGTAGTGCCCTTGGTAGGCTTCCGCATACTTGTCGGCCAAGTCCACGATGTTCTCGTAATAGTGGCCAAGTGCCTTGTGGGCAGCGTATGAGGCCGTCTGCAAATGAAGGAAGTGGGCTGCCGTACTGCTGTGCAGTAATACACCGACAAACTCTGCTGCGTCTTTGTGCGACATAGTACCTCCGCTTGGCGAGATTATCACACAGGTGTATCGTTGCAACTATGTCAACTTTTGTGTTTTTCCACGTTGGCCCAGACCTCGCCATGCCCGCGAGGATGGTGGAATCACTCCGCCGACATAACCCTTCCGTTGAAGTAATACAGGTTACCGATCACGACACCCGCACGGTGCCGGGGGTAACGTGGACGGCCCCGACTAACGGCGACCCAGAGTTCTTAATGCTTTGGCGCACCCAAGCGTTTGCCGGGCTGGGGCTAACGGAACCTGCGATGTACCTCGACACCGATATGATCGTAAACAAACCAATTAACGTCGAATTGCTCCTTGACGACTACCACATCGCCGTTTGCCGTCGCTCGTTCAACCGTGAAGCAATGTTCAACATCCGCCAGCGCGGGCAAGATTACAGCGAATATGCAGGAAAGACGCTGGACGAAGTGTACCCGATCCTTGGGTGTTGCACGATTACGGCTAGTAGCGGTGCATGGGAAACAATGGCCGAGACTTATGCCGCTTTGCCAGACAAGTTCAAGCGCTGGTACGGCGATCAAGAAGTTTTGCGGAATTACGTTAATTTGTTGCCTGCGTCTTGGGTGAAATATCTGCCCGAGTTTGAGTTTGCCTGCTTGCCAGAAGCCGCCAACGTCTACCCCCGGCCCTCAATCACCCATTACAAAGGCCAGCGCAAAGCGTTGCTTAACGGAGTTGCTCCGGTTTAATAGCCGCCGTGTACCGGGCGTAGAGTTCGCGTATAGCGGTTTCTGCGTCACGGGCGACGTAATGCTCACCCCTAGGCTCGAAAACGTCTCTAAACGCTTCCTGCGCGGTTTTAAGGCGTCCCTTGGGCATCTTGACCTCCACCCAACATATCCACTGCAAGCCGTCAGGCAGTAAACGACTAATTAGTTTGTCGGGGATGCCCTGCCCAGCGGTACCGTAATCCATTACCGTAAACCCGGCCTTGCGTAGCGCCTCGGTGATGATGGCGTCGTTGCCGTCGCGGCGGGCCGCGTACCTCATTGTTTGACCAATAGCCCCTGCCCGGTCGGCAGTTCTAACACCTGCTCTTTGCTCTCAAGAAATCGCTGGTGCGTTAGGGCTGACTCACGGTATCGGCGGAACCCGTAGTCGTCAAACACGACGATCGACCCCGGCTGCAGTCGTTCGTAGATTAACGGGAAAATGTAACCCTCGGCCTCGGCGTTGTTAAGGTCAATTTGGCAGAACCCGATCCGTTCGGGCAGGGCGGTGACAGCGCAGATGTCGCCCTTATAAACCGTGGCGTTAAAGGGCGCGAGGCGCTGGCGCACCTGTTCAAAAAGGTTAGGGCCGTGGTCAGCCTTGCGGGCTTCCTCGGGCACGTTGTCAAACAAGTCGTAGGCGTGGACGGCAGGGAGTGACGTTTGATAACGCAGCACAACTTCCAACGCCCGACCGTCGTAAGTACCGATGTCTACTATGTCGCCTTTGCCCAATGCCTGCTCACACGCCCAGCACAACGTGTAAAGCCGCCATAGGCGGGCGCGTAAGGCAAAATTGAGGCTACCGCACGCGGTGTCGAAACGCGGGTCAGTCGTAAAAAACAAGTTTCTAAACCACACAAACAGATCGTCGTGCAAGGTGCAATCGTTTCCTTTGTTTGCGCCAAGAAGCGACATCAATTGTTGTAATGCTTTTTGCACTTCAAGCCGTTTTTCAAGGCTGAAGTCCTGATAGTCTTTGTGGAACATTGCTGCAAAAGGGATCACAACAAATCTCGTTTTATGTGCGGCTCATTTTGGTTCTTCATAAATTCAAACTCCACGGTTTTTTGCATCGTGTGCTGCGCGTTGTGGAGACACCCAACCTGCGCGGGTCTTAACCCAGCCGCGTGACCGCAGCAGTTCCTCGTTACCGCAAGCACCGCTGCGATGTTGAAGGATAGCCGAAGCGCCGCTAAACCTTTCCCCGCATTGTTTGCAGGTGCGGGTCATTTGCTCCCCCTCGCACGGATGGCGTTAGCGATGTCCCATGCTGCGGCAGATTTGCCGGGGTTGACCAGCAAGATGGCGGTGTTTTCTATCTGGCTGTCGGCAATCTTCGCACACGCCTCCCGCTCGGCCTCTGCGACGAGGGCGGCGAAGCGAACATTAAAGACTTCCAACCATCCGGGGTGATACTCGCCTTTAGAGTAGATGGTATCAACGTAATCCTCCGCCTCCCGCGCCATCCTGATGATGTCCTCGCGTGTCATGTCTTGTCCTCCTTCATCGCGGCACCTCCTGCCGCTCTTTGAGCCGTGAAATACCACGGGGGCCAAAGAGGCAAAACACCATCGTCTTGAGGTGCGGGTTACCCAATACCTCCCCGGCAGGCGCATCGCGCAGGTGCATCGCAACGACACCGCGAAGCCACTCCATGCGCTCGGCTGTATCTGCGCCTTCCTCGACTGTGTACCGCGCCCAAAGCGC